ATGAGGCTGAACTTCCTGCGTGGTTGTGCGAAGGCATCTGACCTGTTGTAAGGGTTACTGTGTTGGCTCCTTGTGTTGTACCTAATGTATAAGTTGGATTTCCTGCTGTAGCTGGGTTAGTTAAGCTAGGTAATGTACCTCCTTTCATTGTTCCATCGGTTACACCAATACCTACAACTCCTCTCTTATCCGGAGTACCGTTACTTCCGTTACATAAGTATATTTGCTCCCAATCACCTTGTCCTGCTCCTGTACTATCGAAGTTAGATACAGATCCATAGTATTCAACTGCTGTGTAAGGTACCATTTTCTTATAGTGCTTAGTACTACTTACTGCTGAAAATACAGTTCCTGTTAAGGCTAATCCATCTCCTGCTGTATATGTAGTATTAGTATCTGTTGCACTAATTGTACCTCCTGATATTGTAATATTAGTTCCAGCAGTTAACACTGTACCGTCTGCTGCTAAGATTTGTCCTGAGCTTCCTCCTATTACTTTGAAAGCAGATCCTGTTATAGGCCCTGTTACGCTTAAGCTTCCTCCTATTCCTACATTACTGTTTCTAGTAATATCTCCTAAGCTACTTGTCCATTTTGAACCCTCTACTGCCGGTAGAGTTATATTTACCGGGTTTATTGTAGGTGCAAATTGACTACCTGTATAGTATAAAGATAAAGTATTACCTGATATAGATGCTGAATAGAAGAGAGATGAGAAATTCTCATCTGCTTCTTGGTATGTTAACTCTACTGATTGGTCGGTTCTTAATGTTATTGCCATGTCTTATGTTTTATATATCAATCTTTACTACAAACGTCATGTCTGTATTTGCCGATTTAGGTACCGGCTGTCCCATTTTTCCTACTGCTATTAATTCGTGTGCATCGTTATATAGTCCTACTGTAGTTATGTATGGTTGAAAACTAGAACCTGTTACATTGCTATTAAGTATTCCATTATTTACTTTTGCTGTACTATTATAAATATCTCCTAAGTTATCGTAGGTTGTTTTTATAGAAGCACTAACTGCACTTGGATTATATGTTAGGTTGAATTCAGATTCTCTCAATTTACAGTGATAATTGTGTGTAAATATTGGTACTGTAGATTTAAACCATAACGTAATTGTAGCTAGTCTCTGTATATATCCTCTATATTTTTCTGATGTTATTATAATCATACCCTGGTTATATATAATATCTCCTATATGGAAGGTAGTATATTCCATTGTAAGTGGATCTAATACGTTTTCAAATAAGTTACCTTCTCCATCATCGTAGATATAATCTCGATAAGACTCGGCTAAGTCATCTGTATACCCTACTTCCCATTCGTCGAATCCTTCGTAAGTATCTTGTATGTTGAAACCCGGGTCTACTGGGTCTGTATACCCTAAACTCCAGTAATCTGATTGAACATAAAGAGATGGACGTATGTCTATCACAACCGATTTAGGTTTAATAGCTACGCCATATACTTCTCTAGGTACTGAAATAATAGCTGAACCTGTAACTAGGTTCCTAGCTAAAGGGAAGTCTAATGTAGTTTGGTATGAGGGGTCAAAAGAGTGTGAGGGTGAAATACCGCTATCCTTAGGTGGATAGTAGTTTTGCTGCATACTACGTAAATAACTTCCTGTTGCGAAGTTTACCGTAATACCATGTACAGCAAGATCACTTCCTGATACTGCCCACTCTTTATGAGCAGTATAGGTAGTTATGTATGCATCTTGTTTGTTTAACTTTTTGTAAGCACCCATTCATTAATAGTCAAGTTTGATTCTTACTAATGCCTCTTTTGTAAAGTCTTTTAATAATGGTCTTGATAATTTAGCAACTCCTAATAGGTCGTTATTATCGTTATAAAGACCTACTGTTGTAATATAAGATTGAGGAGTATTTACCATTACGGTATGTCTTAATTCTCCTGATCCTGTAATGTTAGATGGGTTAGTTGAATAGTTATATTCACTGTTTCTTACCCTAACAAATACGTAGTTTGAAGTGACTGTCTCTTCTGAACGAAGTGTGAAGTTCCCTCCTGCATTTAATGCGTTATATAGGTTTCTTATGTTTAACTTATCTACTCCATTTGTTACTGCAGCTTCGTCAAGAGTAATTCCTGCTCCGTATGTTGGATCTTTAATTGCATTAGCATTTAATATAATCAATCCTACATCTGGTAAGAATTTACCAAAAGATCCTGATGCGTTTGTAAATGCGATTGGCGGTGTAACTATATTACTACTGTCTGAGCCACTTACTATATCATAAACTCTTCCTGAGTCTACATATGAGATTGTTGATAATACTAAACTGTTATCAGTTAGTTCAAGAGTTCTAGTACCTTCTAATGTCAACTTAAGACTTCCTGGTAGTAGCTTTTCTTTATATCTTGATCTATTTACTGAGATGATATATACAGAGTTTGGAGTTTTATCTCCAAAAGTAAAGTCAAGATCCTCATCTCCGTTTACCAATGTTCTATACTGTCCGTATACAACTGATGAAGGTGTTTTAGATGGAATACCTAATGTGAAAGGGGCAGAACCGCTTCCGTATCTGTTACCAAATCCTATTGCAAATTGAACTTCTGCTCCAGTAGTTACAGGATCTGCTTGGTATACGTTGTAATAGTACCTACCTGATGTACTTCCTGCTTGTGAACCTGTATAGAAAGCAGATAAGTCGCTTTGTTGCCCTGTCCAAGCTGGTGCTACAATTGACTCTGCACTAATGGTAATATCCTCTTGGTCAAATCGTTTAAATGACATATGTTATGAATTTACTTTTATGATTGTTACTGGGATTGTTACTCTAGCTCCAGAATCTCTACCAATAATAGTAAGAGTAGTTTGAAGTTGTGTTTGATCTCCAAATAAAGTATTAACAGTTGTTGCTGTAATGTTAATTGAAGTCCCTATTACTGTTTTAGATACATTAGTACCTAGTGTAGTAGTTGAATTTAATCTCTCTGCTTCTGCAGTATTAACTCCTACTCCATTGAATGTATTAACTGTTCTAGCATCTGCTAAAGTTGCTACATACCCTCCTGCTTCAAATGTTTGAGTAGTTCCTAAGTAGTTTAGTGTTTGAGGTGTAATAGCTAAAGATGCTCCTTGCTTCAATCTGATTGCTGAATATCCTAAATCTAAAATAGGTAACTTAGCTGTACCTCTTGGTAAAGTAGTTAACTTGTATTTCATGATTTGAGTTTCATCAGGAAATGCTTCTAATAGAGGCATGTTTTCAATTGCTTCTCCGTAGTAAGCTGATCCAGATGAGTGTGCTGGATTATATAAGGTATAATCAATCTCATCATCTGCTAATGCAAATTGTGTAATTTTAAAAGAACCATCCCCTTTTGCAAGAAGTTCTCTACCTTTTTTAGTTAAAATAGCATCAACAGTTACTACTGAATTACTTAAATATCCCATTTGAATATGTTTTTATTAATAAATATACGTTATTTTATTTTAATAGGCTACTAAAGAGCTACACTTCCTGTAGCAGAGTACCCTGATTCATCCATTCTTAAAATATCTTCTGAGGTTTGTACCCATACTTTACCTTCTTCTACGAACTCTATCCTATTATTTCTAAACTGATAGATTCTACTTATCTCTTCCATTACTCTTGCAGTTGTTGTAACAACACTTGTAGTTGGATTAGGGTTTGTTCCGAACATATTTCTCTTTACTGTAGTATTAACTACGGCTCCTACTGTCTCTACTTCTTCAACTCTTACTATCTCATCTAGGTTATAGATGTACATATAGCTTCCTACCTGTATAGGTGCTCCTTCAGTAGCGCCTGATGTTACTTCAAAGTCAAAAACCGTTCTTGTAGCACTGGTTTGCCCAGATGCTTCATATACAGCAGGTGGGGCTGAGGAATCAGATGGAACTGTTACTGTAGGTACCGTTACGTTTACTCCTTTACCTGGTATAAAGAAGAACTCCTGTAATACGCGGGTATCTAGAGATGCTTGACTGATGGTATTATCTTCTACACGTAACGGGTAATACGCTCCTGTAAATGAAATTCCTGTAATAGTT